GGTCACCCTAGTTAAACTAGTACTATCTATACATCCAGCCAAATTTCAACTCATGCATTACATTCTTGATGTTTGTCGTTGAGTAAGATTGAATTTCTGTTTCCGCAAGATCTGCGTAATATTTAGGTAATTCACTGACTCCGTAATAGTTGAGAAACTTGTCTCGATACTTAGTCATAAATATGTGATAACCATTGGATACATTGCTAAGAACTGAAACTATTTTTGAAATAACACGGAAAGGTTCAGACATAGTTTGTTCTGAAATAAATCTTCCACTTACAGCAATTTTCCTGTCAAGTAGTTCGTCTGAAAAAGCAATTTTAGACTTATTGTCAAATCTGTATCCTAAATACTCTATCTTCTGTCCAGGATAGAAAACCTTTGTTGATTTATCGGAAATAACAGCACCAAAAGATCGTTTCATCTCAAAGCAAATAGCTCGGATTTGGATGTTTTGATAGTCCGACATAATTACGTCATCTCCTTTTACTTTAATTAGTTCTTTTTCTGGGTCGTACCCATGTTTGTAAAAACAATAACATAACATAATTAAATTAAGTAATGAATCAAGGAAATTAGTGAATACACTGCCTGATAATACCCCAGCTTTCTTTCTGAAAACGTATGGTTTCCCATCTAATGATGTGAAAACAGGACAAGATAAATGGACAGTGATTATTCCATCGAATAATTCGCTCATAAAAGGTGTTAGTTTAAATAGTGATTTGATAGTCATTAGACCCCAAGCTATTATACCTTTAGACATTGAAAGATCGAATTTTGAATAATCTAAGGCGATAGAACGCGGTGATTTCTGTAATTTCTCCCAAATTCTTTTGTTGTCCAAGTAGACTGAATTGAAAGAATAAGAATAATTTGCGTTACGCTCATAAAAGTGAAAAATTGGAACTGCAAACATTGCTTCGATTATGTTAAACACGTAGTTCAAAACGAAGATTTGTCTAAATTTTGTTCCTCCTAATCGTTCCTGTGTTCTCCAAGCTACAACTGCGATAGTTGAACTAGTAATATATTCGACATCTTGGTCGTAGATTACTCGTCTGCATATCTCAACTGCATGATTAAAGAAGTCGGATTTGGGTGCTCGGAACCACCAAGCTCCAGTACTTGTGTTAGCAGGTAGACGCTGTGCTGCTTTTTCGACAGTAGTCGGTGTAAACATATTGCGTTTTAAACCTAGTAATTTAAGTGCTGTGTTTGTTTCTTTTGAGAGTAGTTTGAAATCTACATTAAATACTCCGTCTTTGCTCATCATATAGATGGCTTCGTTTCTTAACTCAGGCGCAATGGTTTTAGGGTTGGCAAAGTTCTCTTTCTTGTAGCCAAAGTTAACTGTCATAAATGTTTCAACATTTACTGATGGTTGTCTGCCACAGCTAGAAAGTATCGCCATTTTGGCATGCTCGTACATAATGTCAAGTCGCCGGCTTGCGGATTTGTAAAGTTTTAAAAACTTGTTAATAAATGTTAGTTTTTGCATAGTTGATCTCCTTCATACTATTTGCTATTTTAAATTTTGATTGATCCAGCCTCGTGGGCCTTCCG